AAAGAAGACGAAGAACTTGTTCGTCCAAAATTTCGTCCACCTGAACTTGAAATACTCGACGAAGATATAGATGGCTTAACCCGTTCTTTACGTCCGCGGTTGCGACCCGAACCCGTACAACCGTATGGAGGTAGCCGACCCGGTTCTTTAATGTACCAGCTAAATGAAATGGGCATTGCAAACCCCGAACTTCACAAAAAAATAATGGAGCAACGGTACACCGCCGAGCGGGATGCCTAACGCAGCCATCCCTTAACGTCTTCTCCAAGCACCTGACCCGCTAAGTTTATCTTGCTGCGCAGCGCGTCCAAAATCTTCTCGTCTATCGTATCGGGGGAAACTAAATCAATATAAGTCACGGGGTTGCGCTGCCCAATGCGGTGTGCCCTGTCTTCTGATTGCAAGCGTATTTCTAGGTCATAACTGTTGCTATAATATATGACCGTATTAGCTGCGGTCAGGGTGATGCCGTATCCACCCGTGCGTGGCTGACCAACAAAGAACCGCAACGGATCGTTTTCATCCTGAAACGCTTCTACAATTTCTTGCCGTTTGTCCTGCGGTGTTTGTCCGTAATAAAGTGCGACCGATTCGGGCCCAAATCGGTCGCGCAGGGCCTGACCAATTCGTTGGATGTCGTTGGTATACGTCGCCCAAATAATAGCCTTCCCCGATACTTCGTCTACAATGTCCATAAGTTCATCTAGACGGTTGTTCTTTAGTTCTTGCAGATCACCAACGTCTGGTTGGAATGATCCGCAGCAAATCTGTTGCAGCCGCATGATTTGTGTTAACACGCTTGCTGTCGTTGCGATACTGTCGTCATTAAGATGCGCCAGAGCCAAGCACTTCATCTGTTCGTAAACGCGGCTTTGCTCAGTGGTCAACGGAACGTTGCGGCGGATGTAAGTCTTCTCCGGTAAATCAAGACAGTCTTCTTTAAGCACACGGGTGCTGAAGCTAAACAAACGTTCGTTTAGTTCGTCCAACCGACGATAGCCTGTTATCTCTTGAAAGGACCGGGCTCCCATTGTTTTCTTTTGTACAATGGCATAGCGGCTCTGGAAAGCGTAAAAACTATTAAAGCCAAGACTGCGCTCATCCAAGAAGTTGCATTGACTAAAAAGGTCCAGCGGTGACTTGGTAACAGGCGATCCTGTTAAAATGCGGCGGTACTTGCTGTACTTGGTCAAAGCCATGAGGTTTTTGGTCCGCTGCGCCTTGCGGTTCTTTATAGTGGTGCTTTCGTCCACAATGGTCATGTTGTTCTTGTTGTAGAACAGAAAGGTGCCCGCTGCCCGCGCACCACGGGGCGATGAAAACGCCTCTACATTCATTACAAAAAACTTAACGCCGTCGAACGGCTCCATTGTTAGCTTATCTAACTGTGAAGCAAACAACTTGGAAGCCGAGGGCGTCCAACGGACCACGGACCTTTTAATCCTGTCTGGAAGATGCAAGGGTATTTCGCCCTTAACCCAATTGTCGTAGACGCCCTTGGGTGCCACTATAAGGACCGCATTTAGTTCACCCTTTTCGTACAGCACACCTATGTTGTCGATAGCCACCTTGGATTTACCCGTGCCCATTTCCATAAAGTAAGCATGAAACTCCGCGGACCACGAGTCTTTTAGGGCTTCGCGCTGGTGGTCAAAAGGTTCCGTTTTGTAATTGTACATTTTGTTCTCCCTTGGGGTTGACTAGCAAACCGTATAAGAATATATAGGTCTTTGTCAAGGCCGTAACAAGGGTCTTTAAAGAAGGAATGACACATGAACGATATTATGAATATGATGGAGGAAGATTTTGAGAAAACAGTATCTTCCGTCGAGTCGCTAGACAGCGCAGGTTTAAACACTGTGGCGGGCCTAGCGCGAAAGATCAAGCAACAACAAGATAAAGTTGAGCGGCTTGATCGGGAACTAAAAGACGAAAAACAAGCTTTACTTAAAATGACGGATGAAGATTTGCCAAGCACTATGGCTGATCTAGGGCTGTCTAAGTTCTCGTTGGACGATGGTTCAATGGTATCTGTGATGGCAACCTACGGGGCCAGCATTTTGGTAAAGAACCGTCCGATGGCTTATGAATGGCTGCGCGATAACGGTTACGATGACATAATTAAAAACATTGTGTCTTGTCAGTTTGGTCGTGGCGAAGACGATCAGGCCAGCGCGTTCCAAGCGTTTGCCACGCAGCAAGGTTTTCCTGCGGGTCAGAACGAAAGCATTCACGCCGGAACACTAAAAGCGTTCGTCAAAGAGCGCATCGAAGCTGGGGACGATTTTCCCCATGATTTATTTGGAGCCTATGTTGGGCAACGAGCCGTTATTAAGGGAGCAAAATAATGGGTAAAGTAGCGAAACAAGAAACGACAGACATTGTGACGTTTGATGCAAGCATGTTTGAAGCTGACGCAGGTGTCGGTGTTATGGACATGGGTCAGGACGATTTGGCGCTGCCATTTCTTAAAATCATCAGTGGGCTGGACCCGCTGCTTGATGACCCTGAATTTAAGGGCCGCAAGGGTGACATTTACAATACTGTGTCACAGAACTTCCATACAGGAGCAGACGGCGTCACCGTGATACCTTGTGTCTATCAGCGACGGTTTATTCAGTGGGCCCCCAGAGGGGCTGGTACAGGGGCTCCTATCGCCGTCTTTGAACCAACTGACTCGATCCCTGCCACAGAGAGAAGCCGCGAAGATAACAAAGACTATGTTGTTGGCGGTGACGGATCGTACTTAGAGGAAACACACCAGCACTTTGTGATTGTTTTGAATGCGGACGGTTCTGCGGAAACGGCGTTGATTGCTATGAAAAGCACCGCGCTAAAGAAATCACGCAAGTGGAACTCCATGATGCAAAGCATCACAATGCAAGGCAAGAACGGTCCCTTCACACCGCCGCGCTTTAGCAGCATGTATCTGCTGAAATCCGTAAGTGAAGAAAACAGCAAAGGCAAATGGCACAATTGGGATATGTCCCGCATTGGGCCTGTAGAAGACAAAGCTATCTATCAACGCGCCAGAGAGTTCAGAAGCAGTATCTCTTCCGGCGACGTGGTTGTGAAACACCAGAACGAAGGTAACGCCGCTCCAGTAAACCTAGATGAAGTGCCGTTCTAAAGTTTCACAAGGGACCGCGCTTTTTGGGGAAGGTGCGGTCCCTTCCACGGGGAAATAAACATGTCAGTAAAAAAGTTTTCCGCCATCTTTGATGGTCTGGAAGAAGCCTACGGCACATATAAAGTTGATAAACAACAGGCCAACGGTAAAAACACAGGCAAAGCAGGAATTATCCGCGAACCGCGGGACAGCGATCTTTGGGAAGGTCACCTGTCTGGCAAAGGTCGGTCCGTAGGTATCATTCCTATTAATGCCGACAACAATTGTAAGTGGGGGTGTATTGATGTAGATCAGTACCCGCTTGACCACAAAGTCCTTATTGAAAAGATTAGAAAACTAAAGCTGCCCTTGGTTGTTTGTCGGTCAAAGTCCGGCGGTGCGCATTGCTTCATGTTCTGTAAAGATTGGATTGATGCCAAGGATATGCAGAAGACCCTCAAGCACTTGTCCGCGGCGCTGGGCTACGGGGAAAGCGAGATATTCCCGAAGCAAGTAAAGCTGCACCTAGATCGGGGGGATGTGGGCAACTTCCTGAACATGCCCTACTACGACGAAGAGGGCGGCTTACGCTACGGTATCTTGGATGACGGTACATCCGCCACCCTTCAAGAGTTCTTTGAACTGTACGACACACATGTACAGACGCCCGAAGAAATCGTTAAGCTGCAATTAACTGACCAACAGGTCAAAGGCCCGATGTGGGACGGACCGCCGTGCCTGCAACACCTCTGCGCGGCCATGATATCAGAGGGCGGTCGTAATAACGGCCTGTACAACATAGGCATCTATTTACGCAAGGCGTTTCCCGATAGCTGGGAGACAGAAATCCTGACGTATAACATGACCTATCTGGACCCGCCGCTACCTCTGCCAGAGGTTACGGTTGTAGCCAAGCAGGTTGCTAAAAAGGACTACTCTTACAAGTGCAATGACTCGCCCATCAACGCGCACTGCAACAAAGAACTATGCCAGACAAGGAAGTTTGGCATTGGTGCCGCGATACAGAACGCCGCTGTAGGTAATCTACGCAAGTACAACTCTACCCCGCCTGTCTGGTTTATGGATGTTAATGGCGAACCGTTGGAATTGGATACCGACGGTCTTATGACGCAACTAAGTTTCCAAAAGGCTTGCATGGAACAGCTTAACTTCATGCCTCGCAGTGTTGCCAAGGCGCAGTGGGAAGGTCGGATAAGTTCCCTACTAAATGAAATGAAGGAAAACGAAACGGCCATCATGGAAGTATCGCAAGATGCCAGCGTCAGCGGGCAGTTCTACGATTACATGGAGGAGTTTTGCGCCCACTTGCAACAAGCAAAAGACAAAGAAGAAATCCTGCTTCGCCGTCCTTGGACCGACGATGACTGCGGACTGACATACTTCCGCCTTAAAGACTTTGAGAACTTCCTAAAGAAAAACAAGTTCTTTGAATACAAGTCGCACCGGATTGCGCAGAGACTGCGTGATATAAACGGTGAAAGCACACAGCTTTGGATAAAGGGCCGCAACGTTCGACTGTGGTCTGTTCCCTCATTTGAGGGCGGTGACATAGACCTGACAACGCCACAGTTTAAACCAAAGGAGAGCCCGTTTTGAGCAACGAAAAATCCGTCCTTAAAAAGATGCGGAACGCCGAAATAGTCAGGCTGGTTGACGAACAGCGCGTGACCAAAACGGCTGTGGGAAAATGGTTTGGGCTAACCAAACAACGCGTGTACCAGATTTACAAAGAGGAAAAGGAGAAGATAAAAGATGTTTAGAATCTTTGGCCCGCCGGGAACGGGCAAAACAACGCGCCTACTAGATATGGTGGACGATGCGTTGCAAAGTGGAATTAAACCAGAGCGCATTGCATTCTTAGCCTTTACCAAAAAAGCCGCCGAAGAAGCCCGTGAACGAGCCGCCGCAAGATTTAATCTAGACGCCAAGAAAGACCTGTTTTATTTCCGCACACTGCACAGCTTGGCACTAAACCTGTCCGACATAGGAACAGGGCAGGTTATGCAGGCAGAGAACTACCGCGAACTGTCCGACGCTATGGGCGTTCAGCTTGTAACGGGCCGCAAAGCCAGCTTCGATGACGATCTGCCCGACATGCTAAAAGCCAGTGATCCTATCTTGGGACTAATTAACCTTGCACGGCTTAGAAAGATCGACCTTCGACTGCAATACAACGAAAGCAACATTTCGCACGATTGGACAACCGTTAACCACGTTGACAAAAGCCTGACTAACTACAAACGCAACATGGTGATGTTTGACTTCACAGACATGCTGGAGAAGTTTGTATCAGAAAGCCACAACTGGTGCCCGCACTTTGATCTTTGCTTTGTGGATGAGGCGCAAGACCTGTCGCCCCTCCAATGGGACATAGCGCACCTGTTAGATGAAAAGTCTGAACGTATGTATATCGCAGGCGACGATGACCAAGCAATCTACCGCTGGGCGGGTGCCGACGTGGACGCATTTATTAACTTAGACGGGCCTTCTGAAACACTGACTCAATCATACCGCATTCCCTTTAAGGTCCACCAAGTGGCAGAGACAGTAGTCAAACGCATCACACGCCGCTTTCCTAAAAAATACGATCCTAAAGACGCAGAAGGCAACGTTGAATACAGGCACATGATTGAAGACATAGATATGTCTGAGGGAACGTGGCTAATCCTAGCTCAAGCCGGATACCAACTACAGCCCGTGGCAGAATCCCTGCGGTCCTTTGGACACCTGTTTAACTATCGCGGATCACGGTCCATATCCGAGCGCATCAGTGATGCTGTCAACGGTTGGGAACAGTTGCGCAAAGGCGAGAAAGTTACAGGAAAAACTGCCCGCGCTATCTACAGCTACATGTCTACCAAAGAAAGCGCAACAACCACTTGTCATGTTAAAAAGGGCTTTAAAACTTTACCGGGTCTGGAAAACGAAGACATGGTTAACATTCAAGACTTGTTTGTTAACTACGGGCTAATCGCAACCGCCGAACTTATCTGGCACGAAGCTATGGACCGCATTCCCGAAAGAGAACGCGCATACATTATTGCCATGCTGCGACGCGGAGAACGGTTTAATGGTGAGCCCCGCATAACAGTGTCAACGATCCACGGGTCAAAAGGCGGGGAAGCCGATAACGTCGCGCTGTTCACGGACCTGTCGCCCGCTGCCGAATATCACATGAGGCTTGCACCCGACGATATGCACCGCGTGTTTTATGTTGGGGTAACCCGTGCGAAAAAGAACTTATTTATAATGGAACCTCACGACGCAACAAGGAGTTATTATTTATGAACTGTTGGCATTGTAAAACAGAACTAATTTGGGGCGGAGATCACGACGTAGAGGATAGCGAGGATTTTGTTATGGAAACCAACCTGTCCTGCCCAAACTGTAATAGCGTGGTCTACGTGCTACTAGCCAAAGACCCCGAGGATTCTGGGGAAGTTTCCCCAGAGGGGAGAATGTACGAATGAATTGGTGGGAAAATTTAGAATTAATGCGGCGTCTGTTCCGTTATGAACCCGAGACGGGATTGATTTACGCTAATGATCGTTTGGAAGGTGACTTTTATTCTACGGGAACAGGAAGCTCGTTTGTCAGCGCCGCGGGTGCTGCGGCAAAATACAATAAAGATCGAAGTGGTCGGTTGTCGCTTAATCGGAGAGAGAAAACGGCAAGATCAACCTGTTACTATTTAACCGGAAGCATTTCGTACAAAGGGCGTGACAAGAAGTTACTTGCGCATCGTGTGGCCTTTTTTCTGTATCAAGGCCATTACCCTGCTTGGCCTAACTCTATCGACCATATTAACAGAGATGGGTGCGATAACCGGATAGTAAACTTGCGGGAGGTCACCGCAAAACAACAGTCTGCTAACACTGCATTAAGCAAAGCCAACACGTCGGGTGTGAAGGGCGTCAGCTTTTTAAAAGGACAGAATAAGTGGCGGGCATCGATTAACTTAAACGGTAAAAAAACAAACCTTGGAACGTTTTATGATCTTAAAGACGCCGTAGCTGCAAGAAAAGAGGGAGAAAAGTCAATATGAAACGTGAAGATATCTTAAAAAAAAGTGCAGAGTTAATATCAGGCCCCCGTGCCGAGGATTACGGTGACGCGCTTGAAAACTTCAGCCGAATTGCAGAGGGCTGGAACATCATTGTAGAGAAGGCCGTCGAAACCCACGGTAGCCTTACACCGCAGCACGTTGCCCTAATGATGGATTGGCTCAAGACAGCGCGTCTTTTAAACACAATGGACCATGAGGATTCATGGATTGATAAATGTGGGTATGTCGCCATTGGCGGCTCCTTCTCAGAAAAGACTACATACTTAGAACAAAAGGTAGCTGAGATTAAAAAATGCAAATAGAATTAGGCAGTGCCACCGTTACATCAGAATGGGTTCCGCCCGCAGAACTACCCGACCTCACACAAGCAAAAACTATCGCCATCGATGTCGAAACGCGGGACCCGAACCTAAAGAAGATGGGCCCCGGATGGGCACGAGGCGACGGAGAAGTCGTGGGCTACGCTGTGGCGACAGCCGATTGGGCCGGATACATTCCTATCAGACACCAAGGCGGCGGAAACCTAGACGAAAAAGTAGTCAACAGATGGCTTAAAAAGGTGTTTGATTGCCCCGCTGATAAAATCATGCACAACGCTCAGTACGACGTTGGCTGGATTAAACGCATGGGCTTCGACATGAAGGGCCGTATCATTGACACAATGGTAGCGGCAAGCCTGTTGGACGAAAACAGGCGAAGCTACGGTCTTAACGCACTATGCTACGAACTGTTAGGCATAGCCAAGTCAGAAAAACTACTGCACCAAGCCGCCGCTGACTTTGGTATCGACGCCAAGGCCGAGATGTGGAAAA